GTTCGACAGCATCCACGTGAACACCGGATCGCCGTTGTGGACGATCTTGTGCGACCGGATCAGCCCGTCCATCTGCTTCATGGCCGGCGAAAAGTTCAGGACCAGCGGCCGTACCTCGATGCACGGAATGCCTTCCTCACGCAGTTCGGCCATCATCATGTGCGCCTGGTGAGGATCGAAGGCGATCTCGTCGATGATCAGGCCGAGGCCTTCCTCGTCCTGGAGCCCGAGAATGTCGTCCCGGATCGTGACATAATCGATCATGTCGCCGTCGGTCTGCGTGATCCATCCTTCGGGGGCATCCCGCCAGCCGCGATAGTGGCCGTTTTCCGGCAGTTCGATCGTCGCTTCGGGCAGGTAATATCGACCGAACCGGGCATAGCCGCCTTCGTGCTCGAACGTCAGTTCCATCGCCGCGATGTCGATGGTGGACGCCAGGTCCAGGCCGATCTTGCAGGGCTTGCCCCGGAAATCCTCCAGCTTCAGGTTCGGGTCCGCGCTATCCCGCCATTTCTGGATATCGAAGTAGGCGTTGCGAGCCTGCACCCACAGGTTCAGATGCTTGGTCTTGAACACACCGAGCTTGCGCGGGTTCTGCTTAGCGTCACGCTGGCGAGCCCGCAGGAATTCGCCTTTGACGCTGACGTCGTAATTCGGGTTCGCTTTCCTCAGAGCGAGGTCGCTATCCCATTTGTCGTCCTTGTCGACCGTGTAGATCAGGGCAAAGAACTCGTCGTTCTCGACGACGCCTTCCAGCACCTTTTCGGCGTCCTGAACCATCGCGTAGCAGGGGCCGGACAGGTTATCGCCCGCCGTGGTGATGATCAGCAGCAGGGGCTGCTCGCGCGCGCCCATGCCCGTTTCCATGGTGTCGACCATGCGGTCGGTCGCGTGCTCGTGATACTCGTCGACTATGGCACACGACGGCGAGGCACCATCACCGGGATCCCCGATCAGAGGCTCGAACTTCGATCCGTCGCCCAGCCGGTGAATATTCTTGGCGCCGACCGTGATCCCGAAGTGCTGCAAGAGCGCCGGCGTCTTCATCGCCATCAGTCTGGCCGGCTTGAATACCTCCCAGGCCTGTTTTTCGGTCGTGGCACCGGAATAGACTTCTGCACCGTGATCGCCGTCGATCGTCAGCATGCCGAGGCCGACGCCTGCCGCCCAGGTCGATTTGGCGTTCTTCCTCGGCTCAAGGATCAGCGCCTTGCGAAAGCGACGCAGGCCGTCCTGCTTCCTTAGCCAGCCGAAGAGGCAGATCGTCTTGAAGCACTGCCACGGCTCCAGCCGCAGCTTTTCGCCCTTTCTTGCCCACTCACCCTTGGTGTGCGGCAGAAGCTCGATGAACTTGCACCACTTCTCCGCTGCCTTCGCATCGAACCGGTACGGGTAGTTATGACCCTTGCTCGCCTCCAGGTCGTCAAGATGACGCTGGCAGGCGAGCCTCACCCATTTGCAGGCCGGTATCTTTCCGCTGACGACATCCTTCGCATACTTGTTGCCGACATCGACATGCGGATGATCAGCCGAGCGCGGCGAACGGGTTTTCGTCATCAGGCTTGCCCGCCGATACCTTGGATTTGGAGGCGGGTCCGATTCCCAATTCTGCGCGCAGCGCTTGAGCACGTCGCATGGCGTCGGAGCGCATCGCCACCTCCGGCCGCGGCCGAAACATCGTGTCGCCCGTCTGCGTCGTCGTCGTGTAGGTGCGGCCCAGGTCTTCGATGATGCCGGTCGTGATTTCGACTTCCTCGATGCAAGACGCGTAATCGGCGATCACGTCAGCCCATTCCTCGCTGAGCGTGCCCATGCCAGACATGCGCCGACACGTTTCCTCGAAGATCACGCCCGCTCGGCCGGAAAGCCACTCAGGCGCAGCCGGCCAGCCGCCCTTGGTGGAAGGCTCGTCCGGGTTGATGCGGCATTTCTGAGCCGTGCCAGCGACCACCTTCAGGTGGGTCGGTTTACGAGGTCGACCGCCAGCCATGTTTTACCTTCAGTTTTGCACGCGTGAAAATTTGACCCCCGACCGGTCTAGCCCCCAAGCCCTCTAGACTTTTGATGCCCCCTCCCACTCGGAAGGATAACTTCGACGGTGCCTCGCAACTCCTCGGTTGCCACTGTGCCGCCCTTGGTCACGATGCGATGCTGGTCATCGCGCATGATCCGACAGACGTATCCCTGCTCTTCGTCGGCGGTGATCACCTCGGACAGTTCCTGTCCATCAAGCCTGATCTGCACCCCTCGACGCTGTTCGGCTGGCACGTAGCCGACGTTGTCTTTGTCTGCTGAGATACGCATGGGGACTATCCACATTGGGAGGGCGGAAATGGTCGATGATTTCGAGGCATTTATGGAGGAGTACGACGATCTTTCCGATCGTCTGCTTAGTGCCCGCTATCAGGACTTTGCTGCGTTAGCTCGGCGCGTTCTCCAGTCATTGGATCAGGCTCCGGAGCCTACAGCTTCACGTATCCGATGGCTCCGGTCGCTACTTCCTATCGAAAGAGTTGAAACAGAGGTGCTGAGGGAGCCCCAGGGCATGGTTGGGTCAGGGCGCATGAACTGGCCGGACGACCTAGAACAAGCGTTGAGCGGCCAGCTAAATCTTCTCAGTTCATTCACTGAAAAGGAGGACGCCGCTTGGCAGTTCGCTCACAACTATTTCTATAGCCGGTCAAACAATATCAACGACACCCTCCACGAGATGACTGAACATCTTTTCGAACCGATGTTCATCGATCTCCGCCGCTACCTCATTCGCCAACGCAACACTCCTGTGCCAGCAGAAGAGGTGCCAGCGTCCGACAGAATCGTCAGCATCAACCACAATCAGCCCGCTTATGGCAAAACGCTTGGCTCTATCGAAGAGACTGCCGACGCGCTGATCGGCGACAACACCATCCGCCCAGAAGATCGAGAGCGCATCAAGTTTGAACTGGATGCAGGCATCCTTCTCCTGAAGGGGAAGTCAGCCAGACTAGATGCGATAGAGGCAGTGTTACTCCGCGCTCTGCGATGGCTAGCCTCAAAGTTCGCAGGGGCCGCCCTTGGGATCGCTGCTGAACATGCACTGAAGGCAGTTATCCTGCTCCTCGGTTTATAGCCTGCTCTCTTCCCGCTGCTTCTCGCTCGAATGGCAGGACGCACACAGGGACTGGAATGGACCGCACCAGAACCTCACCGGATCGCCACTATGCCGCTCAATGTGATCGCACACCGTCGCCGGGGTCAGCCTGCCAGCTCCCCTGCACATCCGGCATAGCGGCTCGGCGGTAAGCTGGCGCTCTCTGGTCGCCTGCCATCGCGCCGTCTTGTACCAGCCACGCCATTCCTGCTTGTCGCGTGTCTGGTCATAGGTGCGGCGCTGTTGCTGTCGGTTACCTATGCCGGGAGGGCGGTGGAGTGGTGGCTTGCTCGGCATCGGAGATGGTGCTCTGATATCGTGATCGATCGGAGTGCTTTGAAATGAACAACGTCGTGCCCCTCCATGGCGACAAGCGATGGAAAGCGGTGATCGAATATCAAACCGAGACCGGAGTGAAACCCGTCGAGCACTACTTCGAGGAGATATCGGATCTCCACTTGATCATCGAGCATGGCCCCGATTGGAACCGCCTAGTGCGGTGCGTCGTGACACTGAACAGACTAGATGATGGTAGCGAGCAAAACAGTGACCAGGTAGCCAACCGCAACGAGCGCGGTTCGCAATAGCTATTCGTCGGCAGGCCCGGCGTTTGCTGTTGCCTCTTTTGCCGCGGCCTCGCTTTCGAACCCAAGAAACACTGCACGGCCGGCTACTCGTAGAGCATGCCGAATTATTACCGGTTGTTGCGACAGCGTGATAGGGTGTGGTGCTGGCGCACGATCTTGTGCGCCCGCCAAAAGAGAATCGGAGAACGAATGAATAAGCCAGTCTGGATTAAACCAGCTGTCTATGGTGCTGTTGTGGGAGCTGCAGCACTTGCGATCATAGGTTTCTCGTGGGGTGGCTGGGTTACCGGTGCCACCGCACAAAAGATGGCAGAAAACGCTTCATCTGCCGCCGTCGTCGATGCAATGACCCCCTATTGTATAGCCCAGTCGAAAAGCGATCCTAACTCTGCGGCCGTGCTCGCTGAAATGAAGGCTGCAAGCAGTTACCAACGTAGTGGCATTGTTGAAAAGGCCGGATGGGCGACACCGCTTGGTGCAGAAAAGCCCAACAGCGATGTCGCAAAGGCTTGCGGTACGGCATTGTCGGCCACTTGATATGATCAGCCAGTTGCCGTCACGCAGGTTGCTGGCTGACGCCTCTTGCTACTGAAACGAAAAACCCGCCAGCTAGGGCGGGTCACCGGCGCAAAGCGCCATCACAGGCAAATCACTAGCATAGCTGCCGTCACATTTCAACTATGGCGCGATGCTGGTTCCTCGCGGTAGTGCATAACCAGCCGCTCCAGCCCCATGCGGAGAAGCTGGACGGGGATATCCCGAACGACCTTCTCCCGCTCGGCAATCTCCTTGATCGACATGCCAAGTCCACAGACCGCGTTCAGCACCGAGATGATTTCCGGGTAGACCAAGGCCTTCCGTGCGTCCGCCAGTATCTTGTGGTTGTCGATAAGCCTCGCGGGCACGGAAAGGCCCGTTCCGCCACCATCAACACGGATATCCGTGGACGCGCCTTTCAGCCCTTCCCGCGCCGCCAGTTCGAAGTCGGCGCGATACCGCTGGCCAGCCTCACGCTGTTTCGCGCTCAGGCTTGAAA